AAGAAAAAAGGATTACCAAAGAAAAGAACAATAGAAGAAGCTTTTGGAGATGCTGTTAACAACCAAACAGGAGTAAACCCTGATAACGAACAACAGTACAATGAAACTGGTACTGCCTATACATCGCCAAGCTCTCAGGAACAAACAAAGGCGGACGATGCGGCGCAACAGGAGTATACCGGTAGTGACGAGACATCACGACCTAAAGCTAGAGAGAGAACTACACTACGATCTCTTTGGGGATTCCTCTATAGTCAGGCTGCACAAACTGTAAGACGTCACTCAGGAGCTTCTAAAACAGCTGGTGTCGTAGCAGATACAGTACTTAGAGCTCCACACCATAAGCTAAGAGAGAAGGAGACGAAGTCTGGAAGAGACTATGTCCAGAAGAAGTCTATGGCTCTGGGTGAATTCAGGTTTGAGATACAGCGCCATATAGATGCGCTCACAAATCGTGGTGGAGTTATATCTAGGAAAGTAAACCAACAGTTGACGGACTTTTTCTCTAGAGGTATAATTCCAGATACCGGAAGTGTAGCGGCAGCAGCTGAAGGATTAAAAACAGCTGTAGAAAAAATATATACCTGGTCAGACAAGACTGGTAAAAAACATACTGAAGACTTTTCGCTCAGACCTTTGGATGGTGGCGTATTCCCACGAGTATTTGATGTAGATAAGGTTGCTTCACCTGAAGGTAGAAGGAAACTTATGGATCTACTTAACGGTATAGGTATAGTGGATGATGCTGCCAACGAAAAGTACGATGCTACGGATGCTTATAACATTATCTTAAGCAGTGGCGGTTTTGTGTCTGGTGACTTTACTATTAAGGCGCGCCTAGATGGTGAAAGCAGTATAAAAAGTCAACAAGAATTATTTGAAAAAATAGAAAGGGAGATATCCAGAGAACAGCTTGAAGATTTACTTCTCAACGATTACCAAGCGATTATTCCTAGGTTTATCGACAAGGCTATAGAGAAAACTGTTTATGCCGAATTATTTGGTCATAGAAATGAAAACTTAAATAAACTGAAGCGCGATATAAGAAAAGAAGTAGCTGAGCATAATAGGAAGAATGCCGGTACTACTTTAATTAACGTTGAAGACATTATAAAGGATATAGACGAGTTGATGGATATCATCAACCATCGATACAAGGTCAATACCATACCTACTAGAGGTAGAAAGGTATTGCAGTCTGCAATGAACGCTACTACCATGGCTAGTCTCACACTGGTATCTCTTGCGTCTATGCCAGAGTTTCTTACCGCTACAGCATTAGGAACTAAAAACCCTGCTAAGTTTGCGACAAACATTCTTGGAGCATCTACCTTTGCCGTTCTACGTGGCTTAAACGGTATGCACAAGCTGTTAACTGGGAAGGCTATGAAGGGGTACTTCAATCCTAAGACTAGGATGGGAAAGAGAGCGGCCATGCTAAGGCAGTTAGGATTGTACGATCTAGCTAACTTAGGAGAGGCTGCAGCTCAACGATATGTTGGGCCCAGTTTTATTAAAGCTGGTGTAGGATCAACTGGTAATTCGTTCCCGATTAAAGCGTTATACAGGCTGTACGGTCTTGGAAACCTAGAGAAAGGAAGGTTCAGGGCGAGGCAAGTTAGGGCCATGCTTAACATGGACGTGTATTTCGAGGTTACAGCTTTAACGACCATGACTCAGATGCAACAGTTAATGGCGTTAACTAACCTCAACCAGAATATAGTAGCTGATGCTAAGGCATTGTCGAAAGCTAAGAGAGGTAAGGGTTTTAAATTAGATTCTACCGTAGCTCAAATCAAGAGCAATCTCAAATATCTTGGACTAAGCAACAGTGAAATAAATGAGTTAGTAAGGTGGTATGATGCTGGCCATAGACAGATACATGACGTACCACCAGAGTTTAGATTAGATTTGGCTGGTCCAGCACATAGGTTTGTTCAGTCTGTTGTTACATTACCGAGCGAAGGTAGTTTACCTAAGGTATTCAGAGATCCTAGGTTTGCACCGTTCTTATTGTTCAAATCTTTCATTACGACATTTGGTAATACCTTCATAAATACTATAGCTCAACGAGTTAGGTTTGCCGAAGGTAAGGGCGTTTCCAAGAAGTATCAACAAAGCAAGCAAATAGCTGGCATGTTTGGAACCGCTGCAGCCATGTACGGTGCTGTACAGTTTGCTCAGGCGATAGCATACCTTATCAAGTATGGCGAAGATGAAGACCCGTGGGAAGAGAAGGCTCCAGATTGGGCCAAGTTTATACAAGATTTCGAAAGAACAGGTTTGATGGGCCCATTAGGATCTGTTGCAGTACAAACAGGAACACCTAACTATTGGTCTTGGCAAGGTAAGGATCCCTATGATGATATGCTTGATTATATTATAGGTCCGATGGGTAAGCAATTTAGAAACATAGGTAAAGCTGGAGCTGATGTGGCTCAGGGTAAAGAACTTGATCTTGAAGGTAGACTTGCTAGAGCTATACCGCTCACTAAATCTACACCTATACGTGAAGCTTTGGGTGTTGACCCATATTACATTAAAGATAAGAAAGGTAAGTTAGTAAGGAAACGAACGCTTGAGCGCAGAGAAGAAAAGAAAGCAGCAACAAAGGAAGCTAAACGACAGAAACTACTAGACTCTATTACTAACGATGCTGCAAAAAGAATAAAACTGTCTAAGGATCAGATAGTTGATATGGATCGTCGTGAACTAGACAAGCATATGCGTACTAAACTTGGGTTTGACCCTGATGGTCGCAAGTCTAAAGCTAGCATGATTAATCAGTATCTAAAATCTCAAGGGGCAGATCAGAGTAGCTTCCTCAAGAGCGAAGAAAGTGAGTCATACAAGCGTAAGCATGAGGCTTTACAGAAAGTTAGAGAGAGCGCGAAAGAGAGGTACAGGGGTATGACTACTGATGAGAGAAGAAAGGAATATCTCTCCACCAACAACATGAGCAAGAAAGAATTCGATGAATACGTCGAGGTAGAGTTTGGTATATTATTGGATGGAAGAAAATCCAGAGATGATATGAACAAACAGTTTCATGAAGTAACAAAAGGATGGCTTAAGAATTAGATCGGGGCTCCGCAGAGAAAGCGTCCTCTCCCTGCGTAAATATCTGCGTCGAGTCCCCGATCACCTTATGTAACGCTTTTTATCGATAATATACATCCAACAGGTATAGCAGTTATAGAATAATATTCTTCTTCAGAATATGTGGAAGCTATTTTTATAACTTTAGCATCATTATGAACTATCCAACCAACCTGTTTTACTAGTTTAGGATTCACATTATCTTTGGTATCCCAATCAGCGGAAGAGACTGTATCTATCCAATTTACGTAAACTAGTTTAAAAATGAAATCGTCACTTTCTTCTTTATTCATGGATAGAACCATATCCCCGTTATAAAATACACCAGTAACAACAGTTTACTGATGTAGATTATAACGGCGTAAGTTGATGGTTTCAGCGCTGTTAGGTTGTATCTGTAGTATTTGTCGTGCTGTTGTCACTACTATCAGAAGATTCGTCATGTGCGTCTCCACATTCCGCAGTGTCTCCAGTACATACTTCAACGTCACCAGTTGTTTGACCAACCTCTACGCACCCTGTTACAACAAACATTAAACTGAACACTAAAAACAAGTACACCTTACTCATATTCTTCACCTACAAGTTTTCTGTATTGAAAAGAAAAGGAATCTTCATCTAATCTTACGTTTAATGCGCAACCAGATGCTATTACGATTCCTACTATTACTACTGCTATTGCTAGATATTTCACGACTTTTTACCTCTTCTATTACTGCATGATCTCTGTATTCTTCCGTTTTAAAAGGTCCCTTACAACATAAGTATGTTTGTTTACCGCTTATTAACATAAACCAATACGTTTTATTTTCTCTGTCTCCCATAGAATATCTTTCTACACTATAATCTGTTCCTTCTACTAGATTTCGCATTTATCGCCGGCACAGGCCAATTCTTGTGTTGCAGTGGTGTTATCAGATTCTTCTGATAGTAGCGACCAATCAATTTCAACAGGAGTTTTCTTAAGTAGCGCTTTATATTCCGCAGCGGTTATATCCTCGTAAGGGGCGGCTTGATATATATGACCTTCGTCAGCACTTGGTAGAAAACTGACTCCACTCATTATATCAAAATTAGCCCATACCCAAGATCCTACTTCTGGCCACTCTTTTTCATTAACATAACACGTCATGCTCGGTTTGTGTTCGCACCAGGAAATAGCAAACTTCTTCCACAGCCCCAGTTGATATATCGGGTTTATCTCCTTCCTTGTTATTGCGCTTTTTGGTGATTTCCTTGGGAATTCAAACACATAGGCATTATCGTTATACGGATCTGTTATGTATTGAATTCCTTGATCTATAAGAGTTTTCGATAAAGGATCCTTTTTATCGTTGCGTACGCGGCGGATATAGTATTCGCTGTAGCGAGGGTGAATACCGCTAGCAGAATCAGTAAGCTGAGAAACGGTACCAGAAGGCTTAACGCAAGTAATAGCAGCAGCTGGATTAATACCGATATTCTTTGCCCATCTTTCATTGATCTTGATTGCATGGTTTTTTAATTCCTCTAACTGCTTCGGTTCGCTCTCAAGTAGGTAAGGACAATCGTATATACCAGTTATACTAACTCCTAACAATGCTTCTTCTTCTGTATTCTTTTTCCACTTACTTGATAGGTATCTGAAATTAGTTAACGAAGCCTGCAGAGTTCCCAGTATAGTAGCAATCTCTATTTTATTTAACAAAGACATTTTAGTATCGTCAGGTCTTGCTACTACCTCAGATAAATTGCAGAACTGATTCGGGCGTAAAATTATTTCTGAACACGGGTTCGTCCCGAAGTCATAATCTGTGTCTCTTCTTTCTGGAGACATGTTCTTGCACGCCTGTCTGTTGAATATACCTCTCTCTCCACTGCGAGACTCGTACAGTGCAGACCATTCTCTCATGTAAGCGCCAACGTCTGGACGCTCCGTGTAACAAATAGAGTTGTTAGCTAAACCCCTTTGTGGGTTGTCAACAGGCCACTGACCCATTTTAGCATCGCGCATGCGTCCATCAGAATGATTACTTAGAGATATCTCTGCTGTGCGCCTAACTCCACCAACAACAACAGCTTCTCCAATGTAGTTCATAATGTCATGACATTCTATAGATGTAAGCTCTCTTCCGTGAGCTTTTTTAATCACCCCTACAGTAACCTTGAATAATCTATCTAATGGTTCTGGCCCAGAAGCTCTACCACCGAATGTATTGAGTGGCTTACCTGCTGCCCTAATCTTGGACAAATCCCAAGACGGTATAGAACCGCTGAACAACATCGATATTAATTCTTTGTATGCAGATGCCCAACCGATCTTGCTATCTCGAACCGTTATAACTGTATCACTAAGGTGTAACGTTTCTGCGACTTCTGGAAGTTCACATATATACTGCCGTTCTACAGAAAAACCAACGCCCACACCGCACATAAGTATGTACAACGTTTCATCAAACGCTCTCAAACTGTTGATTGGCAAGTATGAGCAGTTATATCCTGCTACGTTATCTCTTTCTAACGCCTTGCCAGCCGTCATAAAAGCGCGCATAGATGGCATAACCTCTAGATTGTAAATAGAATCATAAACTCTTTTAGGAATTTTAATATCTAAATGAAGTTCAAAAAAAGTAATGTATCTACTAACTGTTTCTGCCCAGTTTTCTCTCCTGTTTTTACCAGGTAAATACCTAGCATACCTACTCTTGTGAATATACTGTTGGTAGCTATCCATTAAGATCTTTCCATTTATCTGAGGAAGTCCAAGGTTTTTCTACATTATACAGATATGGATACTTCTTCTTTTGTTGATTCCTTGACAGTCTCCAAATACAGTTTCTAGAAACTTCAGGAAACAATGGAGCAAATATGGTAGAAACATAATTACTGTCGTAATATTCTTTCATCTTCTCCATGAGCAATAATTCTTCTTCGGTCATGAGTGGTTTTATATCTCTTTGAGATGCGAAGGTTCCGTATCTGGCCTCGATATTAAAACCAATATCTTCTATTACGGCTCCTAACGCTTGATGCCTTATTTCGTTTACGTGGTTACCTGCTGCACCAACCTTTGGATCCCAATTTGGAGTGCTTAGAAAAACAACCGCACCAGGGAAGTTAGGACCATCGTCATAATTACGTAACATGTCATACATCTTTTCCAGCATTAGTCTGCTATGACCTGGTTCTACGTGTTCAATAACTTCGAAACAGACGATAACATTAGGAGCTATATCAAACGACATTAAATCCAATTCACAAATATCCATTTTAGATATTAGTTTAGTGGGCTTCCAATTAGCGTTCTCAAACATTGCCGGCATCTCAAGCTTTGAGACATCAACCGCAGTGTATGAGTTAGGTGTAGTTCTGTTTACATATAACGTTTTTGCAAGAGGAATCTCTTTACCTGGTCCTATATCCAGTATGTCAGCATAAAAGTAACGGCGCCTACGTCGGAGATACATAGCCACATGGCTCCATCTTAAGCAATGGGCTATGTAATCCCGATGTATAATCCCACGTTCTTCTGCTTTATCCAACGATAAGAAAGTCTTATCGATAGAGCGACCGTGAGCATTCGCCACTAGAATGGCACATCATCATCTAATGGGGAAAATGTAGGTACTCCACCACCAACGCCATCACCTTCAGATATAAACTGAAGATCTTTCAAGGAGCAGGTAACACCCTTGTTAGTTCCAGCGATGAACGGACGGAATACAATGTGAGCTCGACATATAGATCCATTGTGTACAGACTCTGGATTTAACTCGCCTCCCACTCTGCTTACTATCTTTGGTTTGAACTTTGTTTTAGCTTTCAATACCCAACGACCAGCAGACCATTCCTTACCCATTTCATCCCCGTCTTTAATAGGTATGTACGGTTCTTTAGCATTAGCTACTTTCTCGTCATTATTCTTGGCTTCTTCGATATTCTCATCTAAGGCTTCCTTTACGCCTTCATCTCCTTTATCGAAGCACATTGTGATAGAATACATACCTGTGTCCTGTTCTTGAAACTTCTCAGTTTCTACAAGATTAGGAAACATACAGGTAAACTCTGTTGTTTCATGATATACATTTACTATCTCTTTAACCATTATCTATGCTCCTTGGTGTATTGTGGACAAAACCTTTTGACATTGCAATACTTGCTGCATCGCATGTTAAAACCAGGTCTATCTTCTATATAAAGATCTTCCTGGTCTTTTTGTATTATGATGAAATCGTTTGCGTCGTCTTCTGTATCAAAGAGTTTTACAGCTCTAACCTTTTTCTTCTTCATTACAGCGACCTTGCGTTCGCTTTGCCATCGCTCTTCTCTGTCGCACATGTGCTCATCAAAGAAGTGCCTTTGCAACCTTTTGTCTATGTACCACCTGGTTTCGCTTGCAGGCCAGTATGGTATATCATGTATAACCTTTAAAGCGCCTTCTGGATACGTAGAACCAGGTTTAACATTCTTCTCGTTAAAGTCCTTAGAGAACGCTACGATAGCTAATCCAGATACTTTCCAACCATCGCTCTTCATTAAGTCTGCTAGAACATTTAGTTGGTTAGTCCACGCTGGTTTTATGCCATATGAAAGAGCAAATGCGCCTACAGTTTTAATATCGTATATGATGTTATTTTTAATATCATATACATCAACTTGACCGCTGACTGAGTGTGAACCGTAATCTTTATGAAACCGCTTCTCTACCAACACGTCAGAATTAGACATGTTTGCGTACTCACAAATAGCATGAACAGCGCTTCCCCATACTGCCCAAGTTCTGTCGCTTACATCTTCTACGATATTATCTTTATTAGCTTTTCTTAACGATAATACCTGTGGTGAGTCGATTAGTTGAGTGGTACTGATATCTGACCGTTTTGGACCAGAAGTATATGGGTTATACTTCAGTACGTTACATAACCATTCGGGATAGTTGTGTTTATTAGTGTATTCTCCCAATTTTTATTCTCCTGAGTTAAAAAATAATTATATCATGCCTAGCATTTAAGATAAAAGCCTAATTTTATCATTTATTTCTTTATTGTATCGGGACACAAATCTTTAAAATCCTTAGCTCGCAAGACCACATAACCATCTTCAAATTTCATATATCGTTCGTGTAAATACACTATTGGTTTCCTATGTTCTGCTTCTCTGATAGCCTGTTCCATAGCTGAATGCAACCAATCTGGAAGTACTTTTCTGTGTTTTACTTCTATTGACAATGTTGGATGTTCCACATCTCTTCTGCTTTCGCCATTGCAACCGGTTCTTGTTCCACCGAAAAGCTTTGCAGCTTCTCGTTCTACATTTTTCCAATTACTGGTTCTCATTAAAAGCTCCGTCAAAAGGTGTACTTTTCTCTCCAACATATTTTTCATAAAAATCTTGTTCTTCTCTTCCATAGTCGTGAAATCTCATACTTTGTTCGCCATAATCTAAACCGCACATTGGTTCAAAACCTCCATGCCTATTCTTAAAACATTCTAATGCAGCTTGCGGAGCTGCAGGTGTATTACCGCCTTCCCTTGATTTCTCTTCTGTCTTATTTCTATGAACCATGAAGCCTGCATCAACAAGATCTGTTAACTCTGAAGCTCCCTTTATGTCATACTTACTACATCTCTTGGTTTCATCATCTGGTTTTCTAACGTGGGCTACCAGATGTATGCATAGTCCTGTATCTCTACAGACATTAGCCAATATGTTTGCAAAGTTCTTCTGAGCTAGATATATGTTTCTTTGTTCTGAACCTAGATTAACCTTCATTAAAGAATCTATAACGAACTGGGTTACACCTAACTCTTCTTGTGCATACCTTGCTGCAGCTATAAGCTGCTTAGCTCCACAATCTATTTCCCTGGTATATATCCACATCTTCTCGTTTAACCAACACCACGCCTCTTCAGCATCCTCTGGGTTTGGATATATATCTCCAGTGATCTGTCTTGCTAGCCTTTCGAGCTGGTATATTGGTGCTAACTCTGGAGACCAAAACAAAACTTTCTCATCTCTTGTTGAATAGTCACCAGTCATTAGGTAAAGCATGACCTGCTGCACTATAAGGCTTTTACCATGCCCATTCATTCCAGCCCATATAGTTAATGTATTAGGTAGTATTCTGAAATCTATATCCCATGGCAGTCTACCGCCTGGTTTTTTATCTTTATTTCTTAGGTGTTTTAATGCATCATCAACGAATATTAAAGGTGATTGAACAAACGACTTCTCTATTCCTTCCGAATACTTGTTAATCTGTTCTTCATCAAGCTCTAAACGCGTTGCTATTTCTCTTGCTCTTTTGTAATCAACCATTAAAATTCACTCCAAAATTTTTCTTTCTTCTTTAATGGTTGCGACTCCCAAACCCTTGTTTCTAAATATTTTCTCAGACCTGGAATCCATTTGCCATCATCGTTAGTCCATTGTTCTGATTCTTTGCGCTGCTCTAAATCTTCTACAATCACGTCAGCAATAGCTTCATCGCCAAATTCCCTCCACGTTTTCATATCACGGGCGATTGTGTTGCGTCTATGTTCAGGATAAGCCGACCACACACTCATAAACACTGATTTTGTATTATTCTTTTTATTATTTATATTCTTTGCGTCAGCTACGCTGCTGACTAGCTGGTCAGACGCGTTGCTCTCTACCTGCTGACTAGCTACGCTGCTGCCTACGTTTTGCGTGTATTGTATGTGTGCATCAGCCTTATCGCAGATGGTGTATAACGATGTTGTGCCAGCTCTTGCTGTTATATCTATGTAGCCGTACGCCTTCAAGTCTTGCATATAGTTCTGTATGCTGCCCTTGGTATACATAGGCATCATGAGTTGCAAAGCTTCTAGGTGTATTGGTCTAGTATTGGTTGTTCTTTGGTTACGCCATGCAAGGACAGACATTAAGCATCTGAGCTGTCCCGCCTTAAGACGGCTATCGCCGATAATTGTTGCGGGGAATATACCGTATCGATGTTCGATTGGCAATTTGGAAAGATCATATTCTTGATCCATAATGGTTGTTCCTGATCGCTTATTGTTAATTCAAATGCGGCAATGTATGTTATAATCCAATTTGGGCACTTGCCCTTTTTAAACTCGAGCATCATCAAGCAATCTTTGTAATGTTTATAAAACAAATCAAAGTGTTTGCCAAATCTAAACTCGGTTATTATTTTGCCATCATCTATGATACACCACGGAGGCAGTTTGTCTTTATCCGGTGCCACTAGCTTGTCGAGGCCAGAGTGCTCCCATTCCTGTACTTCCAAAACCTCCTGCACTTCTTTCTGATTCTTCAATAAATAAATCCTCTATACTAGTTTCTTCAGTTTCTACACCAGATACTGGAATCAATAAAAATTGTATTATCTTAGTATCAGCAGTTATCCACACCTCTCGTTTAGAGGCATTGATCAAATGAATGTGTATTTCGCCTTGATATCCTGAATCAATAACGCAAGCACCGGCTATCAAACCTAATGTTGTGCATATACCAGATTTGTTAAACGCAATTAACGCATAACCTTGTGGTATGTTTGCCTTGATACCGCTTGGTATCTTAATGCCATTGCCAGGTGAAACTTTGGTTACACTAAAATCAGACGGTACAAAGAAGTCTATACCAGCATCAAGAGAGTGCGCTCTTTTCGGTGGTATCACCTTCCTCACCCGTGAAAATTTCAATATGTTCACCTTCTATCTCCTCTACAGTTATTGAATATCCATCTTCGTCTTGTAGTTCCATGTTATCTTTAAGCGTTTTTTCAGCAAACGAAAGAACAGCTAAAAGAAAGTGAAGAACTGGTTTACTTGATGTGTTCAGCTTGATTTGGTAGTTCATCGATTGGTCCTTCGACTTCTCTTTTTGTTCCATTGTAATAGTCCTCTAGGCCCTGTATATACCCACAGGTATCTACAAGATTATCTCGTTTATGTACAAAACTCTCTCTTGCAAGCTTTAATGCAATCAACGCCTTGTACATGTCCTCTATAAGCATCTCTTTTCCAGTCATACCTATATAAATTAGTCTAGCTCTTCCCATACTCTCGCTAAACTCTCCATAGTTGTCATGGTTAGTAGCTCTATCTACTACTATTGTCTTAGCGATATCTAGTATCGGTTTTGTATAATCTTCTTTATCCAAAGTCGCCACCCCTCATGTTAGTAGTGCAAAAATCTGTAATTTTAGCGTCTATCTCCTTGACATCATCTTCTGGATAAACACCAAATCGTCTCTTGAACTCAGCATCTGGAATACAGTTTGGCTTCAACGTAAAGCCCTTGAAAGAATAGTTCTTCCAATCGCTTACATCTTCAAATAGTAAATCCCAGTGTCTCTTGTATATATGCAGTGACCCAAGGTTAAACGTTAAGTTTCCAAGTGTTACATAATGCTCTTCTAAGCGTAATTCATTCAGCATCATCTGTTGTATCATTGAAGCACAGAACATATCATTGCACAAACCAAATATGGCATCACAAGATCTCATGTTCCACGTTAAGTACAACTTAGATTCTCGTATCTGGAACTGTATGTATCCAGTACATGGGTAATCCTTTTCGTTCTTTCTGAGATGCTTTTCATTTAATATTGGTATTACAGCCCGTCTACTACCAGGGTTAACCATCAACTCTTCAACAGTTCTTAACCAGTTTGAATTGAATATGTAGGTTCCGTAATTGCTTTCAACCTCATCCCATTCATCTGCTATAACTTCCCAGATAGCAGCCTTCTTGTACATGTTACCTATCTTTCTGTTAGCTCCTATATAAAAAAGAAACTCTGCTAATGCATAGTTCTCCTTCCACTTGCGTTTTGGATGAACAATGCCCAGCTTGGTTGGATCAGTAAGTGTTACCTGATAGTTAAGCAGTTCTATTACTTCACCTATACATGACCCGTTCTGATAAGAATCTACCAGGTTCCCGTCACATCTTAGGTCTGTAATAACATTTGAATAAACTTCATTCATGCTCGAATGTTTTTTCGTCATCTGGATATGGCCATCCCTCTTCGTAGTTGCCCCAAAAGAATTCCTCTTCTTCTGAGTGTTTAAATTTAGGTTCCTTTTCTTTCTCCTCTAACTGTTTTAGTTTTTCTTTTATCTTTTTTGACATCCTTATTGGCCTGTTTTTTAGCAAACTCCCTTAGCGACATACTGAACATTTCTTCGAACCTCTTTGACCAAGTTACTCGTCCGCTTGGGGTTAACTCGTTCATCCTTCTCCAACAATATCTTGCAAAGTGTAATCTTAGCATTTCGAAGTTTAACTGATCTTGAGCTAATGTTTTTAATTTCATTTTCTATATCTTTCGTCATGTAGAAACCAGTGGTTTCAAAAGCTAATTTATATTTTTTACAAAAAGATAGCATGGTTTGTACTCTGGTTGTTGTCATGTCGCATGCTTTACTTATTTCTTTAATGGATATCCCCCTTTTAGGGACACACGTAAACAGATAAGGCTTTCTAGGATCGTTATCAAACCATCCTATATCGCATGTAACCCCGAATTCCACATAATTAACAAACAAATCACAGCATTGTTCTGTTTCTTCGCAATGTTCAAAATATGGGCATGTCTTACAAGGTGGATCTGATTGCTCATTCATTCTTTTTAGTAGTTTAACCACGTTCATTATTAATTCCAAATAAAAAAGGGTGCTAGTTCTCACCAGCACCCTCTTTGAGGATTTAGTGACCAGCAGGATCGAAGTTATCGAGGCGCTCATAAAAAATATCCCCTGGAGGGCATACTTTATCGAAACAATCCGCGCATATAGGATCGTCATCAATATCCATGTACTCTGCCTCAGAAGACGGCATGGTACGCCCACAATTAGCACAAACAAATGTGCCGGTATTGATGGGCGCCTCGATGTTTGGGCAACAGTTCATAAATTAACCTTTAAATATACAGACATCCGGTCTGAATAACGAAGAGGAAGATCTTGACAATACTTCCTGTATATGGCATTGTATGCGTTATCGTACTCACGCAGAGTAAGCCTTGTTTTCTTGGTTATGGGGTTATCTGGATTGAAAGCATCTCTCCAAGATCCGTCAGCCATAGCTTCGATAGCTGCACCAACTCTTGATCCACGACCTCTGAAGATGTATGTTTTGCCCTTACTTCTGGCCTCTTTCATCATTGTTTTTTTCTTAGACACTTTTACATCCTTTGCTACTAAACGTCTTGTGGCGTAGTTACCAATCAATGTTCGTTCTGATCTAGACATAATTTCTCCCTTGCACCGTTCCAGGTGAGCAATAATTAACCACGGTGCCACAATTAATCATTACTTTTGTTTTCTTTTTTCTCTTTTGCCCGTATTGCAGCCATAGCTAAATCTTTAGCCGTTTTTCCAGGGCGAGATATACCAAATTTAGTAAAACATATCGAATGATACGTTGGAAGACCACGTAATTGACTTCGTTGGTCAACCGTCATGAATTTTTTAAGTTTTGATTCCAATTGTTTATTATACCTTGTCGTTTAAAAAAGAAATAATCATTATTTAACCATAAGCAGCTGGCATAGCCATTGTACACATTCTGACTTTTCGTTAGGCTTCTCACCTGTTGTGGTATGAGCAACCATACCGTCTTTCTCTCGCTCTACTGACACATGCCACATGATTCCTATCTTGTCTTCCTTGACTCTTAGTATAACGGTATCACCATTCTCTAGTTTCATGTAAAACTTTCTCCTGGAATCACTAAAACGTTACCCACGATACCATTCTTGATATATTGATTTACCAGGTAATCCTTGAACAAACCCTCCTCATCAGCAAGAAAGACGTGGTCAGTAGAGAAATGCGCGGTATAAACGCTTGGAATAACCTGGACATATCCACCAACAGCTGCTTGCCAATTCTCTAGAGAATGTTCTTCTTTCCATTCTGTTATGTCTCCGAACTGGTTTATTAAATACGATTTCGATTTATCAAACACGTCCGGCGTCTTGTCATAAGATGTTCTGTTCTGTTTCATTTATCTCCATCTCCGTTTTGCGTTTATCCCAAAGTTCTTGCGTCAAACGATCTATCAGCTTGTTGCAATCCTTTTCCATGAGTGTTAACGTAACCAGCCGCTTGTTTACTGTGGAATAGCCAGTTATATCTAACTTAAACGGTGCGCTGTTACGTTTTGTTACTATGAATGCCATAATTATGCTCCAGTGTGTCAACTAATATATTGTCGAAAACTTCCTTTAGATTCTCAGTAGCAGTGTCCAATGCAAAACAGGCTGATAAAATCTGTAGCCGATCTATCTCGAGGTACGCCAGGAGTTTATCCCGGTCTATGTGCGGAGGAGTCTTACCGCGGGCAATATGGGTAATCGCGGTTGCCAATCCCGGGATAAATCCGCAGGGGATGT